TAGCGGTAGTATGCCACTTTCTGCCGGGTGTGTGTGGTACTGCCCTGCTCATCCCGACAACGCCCAGAGCAGTACCGCCAATACTTTAGCGACTAACTACCACCATCATTGGCTTACCAGCTTGCTTAGGTCGTGACGCTAAAGCGGCAGCCCAAATAGTGCAGCGCGCCAACTCGATAGGCCCAGGTGAGCGTTTACTGCTAAGCGCTAACTGGTTGCTCTGCATAATTGCTACTGATCTGTTCATGTGTTCAGCAAGGTTCTGCTCGCCCTGGTGCACAAGTTTTGCATCGTTAATTTGTGCTCTGACCAGTGAGGTGTAGCGCAAAAGTTCCCCATAGCCCACAACCTTTGTGCGCCTAGTCAAAGGCAAAGGCACGTGGTGTTCTAGCGCTGGGGTCACAGCCAGCCCTAACAATGGGTGAGCCGCGCAAGCATCCATCATGGCCTGCTGACATTCGGCCAAGGACTGCACGACAAACTCAACAGACACGTGCACAACGCCGACATCATCTACAGCTGCACGAACAGCCACATAGCGCGAGCCATCAAGACTTGAGTCACAAGCAAGCCAGCCATTGTCTGGGCCTTGAATATCTGACAGGCAAGCATCCCACTGACCAGGCTGTAGCCAGCAAGCGTCAGCGTTCACAAACTGGTTGAGGCTGGCGCGTAGGAAAGATGACCTGTCTGGGTGGTCTGCATCTATCAACATTGACTGCAGCTCTAGGGTTTGTCCTAATGCTGGGTTTGCCCAGCCCCACCAACTTGTGTCCATGACATCAACACCTGGCGGTGGTGACCATTCCGCAAAGTAGAAAGCCCCGGCACGTTGCTCGCCAATAAGTGACAGCCCTAACTCGCGATATCGAAGCATGGCCGTTGATGCCTCGGTGCCAGCAGTAGAAGTCATAACCATAATCGGAGAGCCACCAGCGGTGCGCGTGTTGCGAGCCTTCATAGTTGGGCGCAAAGAATGAGCCATCACAGCATCATCCACAGCGTAGATTTCATCCACCCAGATCAGGTCAGCGCTAAGTCCCATCCCAGCCGATGGCGTAGCTGCCTTAATAAACCAGCGCGACCCGTCAGGCATTGCCAGTTCCATACGGCCATAGCCCCATTTAGGTTTTGCGTCAAAATACTGCTCAAGAATTGGGGCCAAGAATTGGTACTGCAAGTTAGCTAGTGGTAATTCATGGGCGCTCGATATAACAGTCTGTGGTTTGCCACGTAGTGCCGCAATACTGGTCAGCCAAGTGCCCACAATTGCCTGCCCAAGTACGGTCTTGCCGTTTTGTCTAGCGACTGTAATAAGACCGGAACGATTAACAAGATCACCAGACTCATCAGACTCAAGTAAACCCATAGCGGCATGCACCTGCCAATCCATCAGCTCGACCTGCATGTACTTGCGCGCAAACTCAACCACCAAAGGTGCGTACACAGAAATACCCGTGGTCACAGTTTCCAATCTGGGCAAAGTCCTACCAACTCCAACCTGATCAGGCCAGTCCTCGCCAGTTCCCGCCAGTTCGCCGCCACTTGGCGTTATCTTGCGTAAAGGCTTGCTCGGGGTCGGCGTAGCCCCCAAAAAAGTCGTATTTTGGTTTGTTTTTGGCGCTGCGTTTAACGCTGCGTTGCGTGCGCTTTGGCGTTGTGCGGTCTTGTTGTTCACATAGATAGCACCACGTTTGCTGTTGCAGGTTCGGCATGAAGGTACAAGGTTGTCTGTGCTGTCATCTCCCCCGGCATCGTGCTCGATCAGGTGGTCTGCTTGTGTTGCTGTGCCACCACACCAGTGGCAGGGGGGGTTGCCATCTAGGATGGCTGCTCTGTTTGTTCGGTACTGCTGGGTTGTTTTCCTGTTGCCTGCCATGTGTGTGATGCTACTAGCGCCCTTGCTTCGCTGCGGTTGCTTTCGTGTGTGTGCTGGTCTCAGTTGTTTGTGCCCCCCACATTTCACAGCTGTGCGCTGTTGGCTGCCGGACTGTTTAGGGTGGACACCAATCGCCTTTTATGTAGTTAGGGAACTCTGAACAGTGGCTAATACCAGCATCACTTCACTTGAGTCATCACATGAGGCTGGGCGCACTGCACTACCCTGCTTCCACAGTGTGCATACCAGCAGAGTTCAATCCCCTACGTGGCCCTTGGTCGTATTTAGTTGTGTAGAACTACTTGCGTAAGCCTTGGATAATGGCAATGCCCAGCGACAGTAGCAGGACATACCATGCCACGATCAGCATGATGCCAGCCTGTGTTCAATCTCTTGCAGCTGCTCAGGTCGCCAAATGTAGCACTCTGCATGAGGGTTAAGTATTTCGAGCCAGTGTTCTTGTGCCGGCGATGTTCTGCCTTTGGCGCTTTTAAGCTCGGCAAAGATGAGACCCTTAACTTTGTGGCAAAGCACTAAATCCGGAAAGCCCACAGCGCCACTGGTGAGCCATCGGCCTTTAGCGGTTTGTGTAGGGCTTGCATGGTGGCAGTCCCAGCCATGGATGTAAGCCAGCGCTTTTACTTGCTGCAGGAATGACGCCTCGCTAATCGGTGTCATTGGTCTTTGCCTAGCAGATAGCCACACATAAACAAAGACACGCACATGATGAGCAGTGTTAGTACATCAGCCATTTCCAAGCCTTTCTAGGCGAGTTATCTCAGCTTCAAGTGCTTTGCATTTGTCTTTTGCAATCAACAATTCTGTATGCATATTGCCCCAACCGTTATTGCAGTTTGCTATCTGTTGGTCTTTGAGTGATAGCAGTCTTCGAAGCCTTGCTGGGTTCCATGCAAGCCAGTATGACTTGACGATGTTCATTAGAAGGGCTCCTCAGGTGTGTCATAGCTAGGCGCTGGGGTTTCATTTGCTTTTAGAGCGTCAATGTATGCGCTTGCCTCTCGTTTAGTCATGCCTTGCAAATTCGCTGGCGGTACTTTGCCCATTGACTTACATACAGCCCTAATCATGTTCTGTTGCTTATCGCTGGCAAGGTTGCTGTTCTCAGTAATCTGCGTGTCGCCTTGCATACGTACCACTTTGCCCATTTCTTCACGGCTTGGGCGCTTAGAAAAGTCAGAGCCTGAAAGTCCGGCATTGGCTAATGCTCGACCCACAGCGCCTGTCTCACAGTTCTCTAAATGGCTGGTCTTGTTTACGTTGCCTTGGCCGCGTATTTCTTCTGCCCAGCCAGTAGCGATAATTTCACCATCGAGCCACAGCTCACACTTGAACACAGCCACATCTGCTAGGTAGTGCACTAGATCAGTAATAACCCGCGCATCAGGGTGTGCCTTGAGGAAGCGGTCAAGTCTGCTGGCCACTGGCTCATAGTCGTCAAGATTAAAACCCATTAGTTAACAGCTCCTCTATGGCATAGAAAGCGGTTGTTCGTATGGTTTCAATTCGCTTTTCAAGTTTCGCTACTTGCTGAGTCAAGTCATCAATCTCTTGATCTTTGGCATACATCATGTCTGCTACATCATCGTTGTGGGTGTACTCACTCATCGTCAGCCAACTTAACTGTGCTCAAATAGTTAAAGCCTTTAGATGGGCCTGAATCATGCAATGATGGGTGCCAAGAGTCGCGCACCTTTTCAGCCAATGTAGTTATGGCATGAAGCGCACCCACGGCTTCTAGGACAAGGCTTGACTCTTTAAACCGTAGTTCGAGCGCCAAGTTGTGGCTGAGGTTAGTTAGTTTGGCGATGAGTTCGCCTAGTGATGTTTCCATTGTTTTTCCTTTGTTATTTGCAGTTGCGTTTCCATCTTTGCACATCCTTGTGACGGGATTGACAGATGAACTTTTGTAGGTGTTTTTGTCCTTTAAGACAGCCCCAGCCCCACGGCCCAACGCGCCACACCTTACGGCCTGAGCGCTCAATGTGGCTCTTAAAGGCAATGGCATCAGCCACCTTGACTTGCTCGATGGGGCTAAGCCCTTTAGCTGAGTTGTAGTTAGACCAAGTGCGGAAAGTCTGGCGGTGAATACCTAGCCCACCTGTGTAGGACTTTGTGCTGTGTTGCCAGTTGCCGCCAGTTTCGCACCGGGCTAACTGATCGTAGTAAGCGTCAGGCAGTACGCCTTTGTATTTGGCGTGAGGGTCAGCAGCTGCACTTGCGTGGGCTGGCGCGGATAGGGCGAGGATTAGCGATAGTGCCATGAGTTTCTTAATCAACTCTCTCTACTTCTGTTGGCGGCCCCCATAAGTGCCAAGACTCTGCACGTTGGCAGACTTGGGTGTACTCAATCAGGCCTGTGGTCAAGTCAGTGAAGATTTGAACCATGGTTAGTTTGTCTCTAGACCTTAGGACGGTGTAGCCCCATGTGGGGAGCATCACTTGTTCCAGTAGCGGTTGGCGAGCTTAAAATATGCCCAAGATAGGCACCAGCCGAATAGTACGGCTATGACCATTTGCTCGTGGCTGTAGGTTTTCATGCCCAGCCCCTAACCATGTCCATACCCTTTTGGGTGATGCCACACACAATGCCCTGAGAGCCACTTGTAAGCGCTCTACGGATGCCTAAGTCTTGGATTAGTCCAATGGTGCGCAAATCACTGCAACGCTTCCAGTAGCCCTTAATTTCATGGCCAGCAAGTGCTGATCGAGCGCCTGCTTCTTCATCGGTCAGGCCAAGAGTTGCGTAAAAGTACTGTTCAAGCAGTAACGCTCGATGGGTTCCCACCCGTATCGGACTAATTTGCCGTGATGTTTCAGGGTCGGTTGCCCGGAATAGTGGTAGGTCGGTGTATGTCATGTTTCCTCTGACTTTCTGCTATTTGAGTAGCGGTGGTTACTTTACACAATTTGAGAAGTCGGTGGTGGATATCCCAATGGAAACAAAGATACCCACCACCTAGCCCCAGCACTGCTCAAACAGTGTCTAGGAGTCCTATTTTAAAGCTCTGAATTGTGCCTCAAAGTGCTCTGGTGTTTGCTTAGCCAGTTCAATATGCAGCCAATTAGGCGAGCCCTGATAAGAGCCTGCATTGTCTGTGGCCGTAAAGATTTTAACTCCAGCTTTGCCTTCGCCTCGACTACAGCGGTAGCCAGCGCCATACTCGCCATAGGCGTACCAGTGCATTTCGCATAGTCCTAGGGCTTTGCTGTTGGCTAGGAACCAGTCCCAAATGATACGTGCCTGGGCTTCGTCTTTGTATTTTAGATCAGCTGCGTATCCGGTGGCGTGAACGGATAAGCCTGCGTTGTTTCGCATTGGGCGGTTGGCGTATGTGCCTAGTGAGGTCATGCCCCAGCGTGCTTTGCATAGTTCGACAAGTTTGGCGGTCACGGGTTTAGTCCCTTTGCCATCCCATGATGGGTAGTACGGGTACGGTCTAACGGTCATGGTGCTGGTGGCTCTTTAGGGCCATTCTTCAAACCATTACCAGCTAACACCCCCAAGAGCCCACCAGTAAGGGTGGCAAGCATTGGCGACAGTACAGACCAAGCCGCATCATCATTAGGTGAGACTTCGAGCGGTTGCGTCACAAATAGCAAGCCGTAAAGCAATGCCAAGATGGAAGCAAGAAAGGCAAGCGTTAAGCCAATGGCTACGACAAAGATGAGTCGTGCTTTTATTTCTTCGTTTGTGTGTCTGTTGTCTGGTTTCATACGCACTTTCCGCCTGTCCCGTATGCGGGGGCTGGTGTTGTTGGGGTGATTGTTTCGGTCACGCCTCGTAGGGCTTTGTTTTTGGTTGGTGGGCAGTTGAGGCGTTCACGGTCTGCGCAAGCAGTGAGCGATGCACAAATCACCAATAGAATTAGGCTATTTCGCATTACGCGCTAATTTCCATTAAAACGATTGTTGAGTTTGAACTGTTTGGAGAATGCTGCACAAGGTCTCCATTAAATTCATTTGCTATTTGAACTTTGTAAGTCGTTGCCGAGGTTGTCGCTGGACTGTCAAGAATAACTAATTCTATTGAACCTACTTGAATTAAAGCCGTATTGGTGTACAACCCAAAACCGTAATTAGAGATAGCCGTTGCTCCTCTCATAATTCTAAGTTTTACGCCTGAACCTGCGTTGGCTGCTGTTTTGGCACAAGCGTTAGAGGTAAAACACAAAATCTTGCTTGTGGTTGATTGTGGGGTAATAGATGCCGTTAAAGCGGTATCCACAAAACCTGAGGTGCCGTTATTAGTCACAGTTGTAGTTGTTGCACTCACAACTTGAAGAACGCGAAATGCGCCCCTAAGGTCATTTTGCTGTGCCGCAGTGAGGATGGCCCCACTGACAAAACTTGCGGGGAGGTTGGTTGGTGTTGCCATATTTGTCTCCTTTAGAAACTTAAAAGATTGTTGTCGAGCGTTCCGAAGATTGCATCGTCAAGGGTTAGATATTGGTTGCCGTCCGTACTCTCAAAAGTGTACGAAACAATGTGGCTACCCGGAGTGATGTTATGGCTGATGCCCGACACAATCAAGGTTTGTGTCTCTGTGGCTGGGGTGCCTACCACAAAGTTTTTAACCACAGTGCAGATGCTGGTCATGTCAAGGTTGAGCACAATGTTCTGATCAGTGGCCGATAGAGCTGACATCTCGGTAGATAGCCCTGTAAACCTAAGCACTGGGTTTTTGTACTTGCCGAGCAGATAGTTACCAAGGCCAGCAACCTCTGTGGTCGTGCTGTTAAGCAAGTCTGTCAATGAATACTGCTGAGCTTGATAAAGCGCAATGCTAGTCGAGTCGCTGGTTTCTTGTTTTGCTCCTGCTGGCGATTGGGTAACTATGTAGTTGTATAGCAGCTCGTCACCAAATTGATTGATGAGCGACTGGTATCTAAGGCCTGTGCCGTCAGTGTTAAAAGTAGCGCCAGCCACCGGGTTAAGAACACTAGACCTACCCTTAAAAGTCAGCGTGCCGTTAGCGCTCATAAACAGATAGCCCTGCTCGCTGGTGTTTACAAGCTGCAAATAGTTAAGACAGTTAGCGTCTTGGCTGATAGCAAAAGCGCCAAGAGTCGATGAGCCTGTGTCAATAGATCGAGCGCCTTGGTAGTTAATCTCTGGCAAGTCCAGCACAGTGTTAATACGTGCACCAGTGGCCTGTGCTGATGGGGTCACAGCGTTTAATGATTGGTTAGCAAGCACCGTGAAGTTGTCAGAACATGACGCATACATCATGTCTTGATTGCTGATGTCGTAATCAAGGTTCCAGTCAGTAATTAGCCCTGTGTAGATAGGTATGCCGTTAGCAAGGATTTGTACCGGGCACCTAGGTAGTACAAACGGGTAGTAAGGGCTGGCCGTGTTACTTGGGTTTAGCACTTGGCTGGCGTTATCAAAAGCAATAACAGCTGTGCCAGCATTGAACTGGTCTAACTGGCGTGAACGGCCACGAGTAATGCTCACATTTTCTACGAGGCTTGTGAGATCAACAAAGGTCAGGCCACCTAACGTGCCGCGGCCTGCAGTGTCTAGAACACCGTAGAAAGCATCGTCTAATTGGAACGGTGTACCAAAACCTGTAGTGGATTGGAAGCCCACCAGCACCTGCATCGTAGGAACGCTCATGCTGGTGCAAATACCGTTCCGCTACGACGCTGTGCCTTTTGAATGGCGGCAATAATGTCCTGACCTACTTGGTCGGGTGTAGATACCAGTCCAGCGTTTACTGTGATGTTCATACCCATGCCACCAGCTTTGCTCAATGGGATTACAGCCTCTGGGCCTGCCTCACCGATAAGCGCCAAAGTAGGGCTAGTGACAATGCCCCCGGTAGCCATAGCTTTATAGTCAAGGCCTGCAGGGTTAGCGCCACCAGCTGCGCTACCTTCACCACCTAAACGGCCGAGGCTAATTTGACCAAGTGAGCCAATGTCTTTGCCGGGCTTAATCAAGTTAATGCCCTTAATAACTACGTTAATCATGGTGATAAAAGCGTTAGCCATAAACTCAAAGTTACGCGCCACCTGATTAACGACAGCATTAACTACAGCGCGGAAAGTATCGAACCTTTTGTAAGCCATAACAAGAGCAACACCCAAAGCAACAATGCCAGCCGTGATCAGTACAGCAGGGTTTAACGCCATGGCCGCATTGACTAATACAATGCTGGCAGCCATAACACCAAAAGCAGCTGCTACAGCCGTGATCAGTGTTGGGTTCTCTTGTGCCCACGTAGCAAACGATTGCAAGACCGGCAAAGCCTTTTCAAGTATTGGCAACAGTGCAGCGCCTACACCTTCCTTTGCCTCACCAAGTGCAACACCTAAACGCTGCATCGAGCCTGCAGCTGTGTTAGCAGAGTCAGTAGCGGCACCACCAAAAGTGACAGCCATCTCAGCCATGACTTCTTCCATGCTTGCGCCGTCTTTAATCATCTCTCGTAGCTCTGGTGACAGTTTCGCTAGGGCAGTCATGTTGCCGCCATACGCCTTCTCCATAGCCTTAGTGACAGTCTCAAGGCTCATGCCTTTAGCAGCTGCAATGTCCATAGACAAGTTGGCGGCTTTTTGCGCTTCCTCGATGTCCATAGTGGCACGTACTAGCCCAGCCATTGCCGGGCGTAGTTCGTCATCTGTGACGCCTTTAAGTTTGCCTTGAGCAGTTATGTAGGACTCAACACCAGCAATCTGTGCATCAGTGGCTGCAGTCGTTTTCTGTAACTGACGCGCCAACATGGCCTGGGCTTGCTCATCTTCCATAGCACCCTTGACAGCATCACCAAGGCCAGCAACTAAACCACCGAGCGCCACGGCTGCGTATTTGTTGGCTTTGCCCAGCGCATATTTCGCTTTGGCCTGCGCGCCTTCTAAATCCTTAAAACCTTTTTCGGCTTCCTTTAATCCCTTTGAATTGAATTGCGTAACGATTGGTAGGTAGATAGCCATTAGCCAGATGTCCTTGCTTGTAGTGCGCGGTTAGCGTCAGCGATTACTTCATTCACGGCTTTCATAATGTCAGCGGTTCCCTGCTCTGCAATGAACGCGCGTGATCGCCACAAGCCACGCTGAGGCCTGCCAAAAACACTGGCAAGCAAATCAGAAAATTGGCTGTTGTTTTTTGTGCCTGCTTGGCTAAACATTGCGCCAGCTGCGCTTTTCTGCACCAGCGTTACTAATGGTGTTACACCTGATCGAGCGCGCCCGCCCACCATAATTTGCACACCTTTGTCCACAGCAGTTTTCTTGTAGCCCAGCCTGCCTTTGTTGCCCCAACCACGTATCATGCTGACGCCAATCTCTGACGGAAACTGCTTACGGCCTTCCTCAAGCATTGCCGGACTACTGGCCTTAATTTTAGCGGCAGCCTTAAAGCGCGCTGACTTGTCTAACTTGCTTAGCTCTGATAGTGCCTGCTTCAAGCCTGTAATTTCGGCGCTTGTTTCTAGGCTCATGACTTTCGGCTTTCGTTTAACAGCTTGATTGTGGTATTCAAGTCGGCTATGTCAAACTCTACAGCAGGTGGCCACCAGCCTGTGGCTACTAAGAGACTTGCTAGGGAATGGCGGTAGGTTCCGCTTGGGTAGGGTTTGCCGGATCATTATCCACCACTTCCAAAGTCACTAGGCGCTTAATGAAATCGTCAAGCATGACGGGCACTGTGATGCCAGCAACTTTGGATGACTCGTAAGCCATAAAAGCCAAGTCTTCAATGCTTATGCCTTGCTCACCAATGGTGCTCGACTTGCGCTTGTACTTGCGCTCCCATTGCACAATGACGTACAGACTGGTTTGGACTTGGTACGGGCCTTCGCCAGCATCCACTAAAAGGGTTAGTTTCATGTCGGGTTCCTTTGGTTATGGTGAGACGATATCTCGCGCGTAGGTGCCGCCAATAAATGACGCGGTAATCATTGACAGTTCACCAACAGAGCCAGTGATAGGTGTGAAGTCCACAAGCTGCATGTTAATGATTGTGTACTCAGGGTTAGACGCTGACTCTGTGGTGCCTGCTGGCGAGATCACTAGCTGTGTGGTGCCTGTGCCCAAGTTGGCGAACAATGTGGCTTCAACTTCGCCAGTGCCATAGGACAGATACATCTCAAGCTCTACCGATACGGTCTGCAGGCCCGGCACGAAACGATGGCCAGTATCGCCAAAAGCGGTGCTTTCGAGACTGTCCACGCCAAGTGTAATAGTGGCGCTACGGCACTGATCAGTTAAATCAACGGCTACACCACCAGTGGTGGGGGCCAAATTGACTGTTGGGTTCGTGAGATATGTGGAAGTAGGCACGTTTATTTCTCCTGTGTTAAACGGTGCCGGGTGCCGTATCTGTTTATAGTTCTAGCAGATAATACTACTGCAGTTGTGTATGTCATTGCTTCTGTGCCTGCATAGCCATCTGCAGATCATAGGCAGGGTAGGTAGCGCCACCTATTTCTAGTGATGACGGCTGGCCTGCCATGATGACAACGCTTGAACCAAGGACAGTGGCCACGATGCTCAGGATGTTTTCAAGCACGTTTTGGGCTGCGGTGCCACTGCCAATAACACGTACTGGGATGGTGACGCGCACAATGTTGCCACCACCAGCGATTGTCTCAAAACTGGGTGCATCGAGGAAGACACAGTTAGGGACAATCTTTGTGGGGTCACTGACACAACGGATGCCTGTCACTGCTGTAAGTGTGGCCTTTAGGTCTTGCATAGCCTCGTTCAGAAGCCCTGTGGCAGGCATTAAGCCACCTGTGGGCGGTCTATGCCCAAGAGCTGTTTAATCATCGGTGTCATGGCACTGACGGGCGCTGAGCCCATACCATCGAACGTGGCAAAAGTGTCTTGGACTGAGCCTCGCGCGCGCCACAATGCCGCTGCATACATTGCTGTACCCAACGAAACATCATGGCCCGGGCTTGTCCCGAGACTATCAAAATAGCCTGACTCCTGCCTGCGTCTAAAGGCAAAGTCGTTGGCTGCATTAGTGGCCTGAGTTGCCAAGGTGTAATCATCACTGGGGTTAGTGATATCTACGCCAAGGTAAGTAACAAGCTGAGCCGTTGTAATCCACGTGCAGTTTTGCGTGTAGGTAATCGTGCCAGCCGATGCAATACGGCCAACATCAGCACCAGTACAAGCAAAGAGCACCTGGTTAGGGATACTGACATTGCTGTTGAATAACAAATCACCTTCTGTGTCTATGCCGATGTACTCATACTTGGGCATGGCATAGACCACAAAGGTGCCGTTAAAGGGTGCACCAATAGCGCTAACAGTGATGGATTGCCCCACCTCAATTTCGGTATCGGTCAGTGTTTGTAGCACTGCATAGTTGTCTAGCAGTTGCTTAAAAGTGACTGTGTATGTAGCCATCGGCGGTAGCCGCCTTTCGGACTAAGCGATTGCGATTGACTTAACTTGGTCGCCGTCTGCAATGAAGGTTGAGACGTATCCGTAGTAGCTGAATGTGCGGCCCAAGGTTGCTGGTACTTCTACCGACATGATGCCGCGGACTTGCTCGTAGAACTCAATGGCTGAGCCTCGGGCTACCACCATGGTGTTTTCGCTGAATGCACGATCGACCACCAAGTTCAACCCGAGTGGGTTAAAGGTGTTCATTTGAGTAACGTTGGCTGTGCCCATTCCGTTTACACCCATGAGTCCTGCTGCACCGGTGTATGGGAACACTGGGCGCTTATCGCCGTCAAGCTGTGCACCAAGTTTCTTCCAAACATCAGAAGATACAAAGATGTGATCTGGCAGGAAGTTTGTGGCTTGGAGAATGTCGGTTGCTGCGTCATACAGCGCTGCGATAAGTGTGCTTGGGTCATTTGCGGTTACAGACCATGTAGAACCTGATGCTGTGTCGCCAGCGAGGATTGCATTACATACAACAGCGTCCGATTGAATCATGTACTGGCCTGCAAGGTCGCGCAAGATAATTTCGAGAGCGGCAGGGCTCGTGAAATCAACATCTTGCTGGGACAAGGTGACCTGTCCAGCGAGTGTTGTCTTGGTAACCACATTGGATGCAATAACTGGTGTGCGAGCAGTTACGCCACTTAGTTCTGTTGATTGTGAACCAACATCTGTGTGAGTTGTCCAGGTTGGGCGAATCCAGGTCTTGCTCTGGCCACCGTCTGGCATAGCGCGAGCGCCAACAGCCGAAACTACTGGGCGGATGTAGTTGAGATCATCAAACACTGGCCCAAGAACTGGCACTGGCAAAAGACCAGGTGTGTCGCTGGTAAGAACATCACCTGCAGCTGCTTGAAGTGCTGTCTGATTGGCTTTAGCAAAGTCGCGCACTGCTGCGTTTACATTGTCAAAAGTTGTGCCACCAATGTGCATGGCGGCAAGGTATTCGCCTGCTGTTGGTAGAGCGAACTTGCGCTTTGGCTGTGCGAAAAGTGCTGATGCTTCGATTACTTCTGGGGCTGGTGTTTCTGACACTGGGTTCTCCTGTGGCTCTGTGGGTTCAGGCTCATCGGGTGCCGTTTCTGTATTATTGCTTATTTCCTCATCTGATGTGGGGATACTTGCAGCTACATCTGTGATGGTAGCACCTGCAAAGGCTGGCTGTGGTACAAGTGACAACTCCATCCAATCGGCTGCTTCCACAATCATGGTGCCTTCATCGTTGTATGAAAACTTGGTGGGGTTTACGCCAACGCTTACTGAGTCGAGTACGCCATCGGCTGCCAAGATTAAAGCTTCATCGCCTAGGGCTGTGGTGCTTACTTTGGCTGTGAAGTACATAGCCTCATCGTCATCGGTGCGTTCGGTGACAAGGCCAATGGCTTGGCTGGCATCGTGGCTCATGTAGAGCTTGGGGGCTTTGCCTTCTGTTGGCAGACTGCCCGGCAAGAAAGAAACTGTCTGCCCCCCAGAAACTACGGCCTCAGTGTTATATGGCAGGGCAACGCCCGTTATTGTGCGCTTAGGGCTGCCGTCTTGGGCAGCGTCAATGCTGAATGTGGAACTGGTAAAGCGCATCATGCGAGGGACTCCTGGGTGTTTTCTTGTGGTTCGGTGTCGGGCATTTTGTCGGCTACATAGTTTTCTTCTAGGTAACTATCTGCATCAAACTTTACATACGTGCCACGTGGCAACACGTTATTCATGCTGAGCGTGGCCGCGATGCAATCTGAATATGGCTTAACTGAAAAAATGAATAGATCAGCGCGAGATTGCTCAGACGAGGTGTAGGCATAAGCACCAGTGGACACGCCTACAAGGTAAGGGGGAACACCACATAGGCGCGCCAAATCTAGTGCTGAATACTGGGCAGACTCAATCATCAACATCTTGTCCGGTGTAGCAGTGCTGGCTTCATAGCTGAGAAACTCATTAAGCACTGCGGTCTGGCTAGTTAATCGAGCCTCTTGAAACGCTGCGCCAATCTCTGACAGCTCTTGCGCGCTCAACGGCTCGCCACCTGTCTGTTTCAATACGCCACTAGGCAATGATGACTGAGCATTCTTAAAGCGGCTTTGCTCAACTTTTAACGCTGTCAAAATGGTCTGCTCTGAGCTGTAAACAATGCCCTGAATAGGGCTGAGGAACTGCACCACATTGCGGTAGTCAATTTCGTTACCAGCAAAACTTATGGCCTTGGAAATATTGAAAAACACTGGGCCTTCCTCATCCAATGTCGTGATGCTTCCGGCTGGTAAACGCTGAAACTTTGTTGGGTAGCCATCTACTGTGCGCTCAGTGATGTACCAAAAAGCACGGCCATAGAACAGCAAATCGTCAAGAGTCCAAGCCATTAGGAAGTTGTAAGTAACAGCTGGGTCTGGCTGTCGTAGCCAAGAGCGTGGCGCTAACGGTATTTCTTCCATCTCGCCTGTGGCATCGTTATACATTTCGCCGTACATTTTTAACGGCATACAAGCAATGACAGAAGCGATAAGGTCACGTGATCGAGACACAGTGGCAAGGGTCATGGCGCGGTTACGGGCTGCACCTGCTTGGTAGTTATAGAAGTTTTTTAACGGGTCAATGCTGTTGCCCACTGGCGCGTACCCGACAGCGGCTTGCACTGATGGCGTTGAGATAGCGGCCTTGGTGACTGGCTTATTAAAAATACCCATAGCGGTAGTATGCCACTTTCTGCCGGGTGTGTGTGGTACTGCCCTGCTCATCCCGACAACGCCCAGAGCAGTACCGCCAATACTTTAGCGACTAACTACCACCATCATTGGCTTACCAGCTTGCTT